GACACCGAGGAGAAGGTCTATAACGACCTTAGCGAAGACGACGAAGTTCCCGAGCAATACGCATCACTGCACGAGGAGACGCTTGGTTGATCATCCTCTGGCCAGCCGCATTCATATAAGAAACACGTTTATCTATCATATTTTTAACGTTAGCCCTGGCGCGCGCAACAGCGGCTGGGTTGGGGGTGCGTGGTTTGGGTTTGGGCTTGGGCGAGGGCGACTTTTCATTAAGTTCCCGGAGTTTCTTAATGTTAGCGTTTGTGGTCACCATATTCTTCATAAAACTGGTCACAATCTTTTTATCAATTGCAGCCTTTCGGGAGGGGGTCACCTTCTTCGCAGCAGCACGCTTCTTAGCCGCCTCGGGGTACAGCTTGGCGAGAGGGATGTTGTTCTTCGCCTTCGCCTTGATGGAGCCACAGAGCTGCTTGACAGTCTTCTTCTCAGTGTTGATACCATACTTCTTGGCAACCTTCACCACCTCATCCTTCTTGTAGAGACGGCACTTCTTACGACCAATCTTAAGATCACCAGCCTTGTCTACAGAAATGTTCATTGTTTAGTATTAGTCGAGAAAATTATTGGTTTTTATTAAAGGGGTGATGGGTGTCCTACTCTTCTATGTATATCTACTCTCACGTCTCACGAGAAAACCCAAATGTAAAAAAGTCAAAGCCAAAGCTCAATGGATTTAATTCATCTCACCAGTCTGGAGGAACTTGTCGATCCTTATCGCAATAGACTTTCCAATACCCTTCACCTTCTTGGGACCCTTCGCCAATTCCTCGCCACTCGTCACCTCAAATTCGAGGTCGCGGATAATCTCAGAAGCGTTCCTGTACGCACGAATCTTGAAGGGGTCTTCAAGATCATCGGCATAATCGTCAAGAGCCCGTGCGACTTCCTCGTTGGTCGAACCAATCTTATCGAGCTTCTTCACCTTACCAGTCTCGAGGAACTCGTCGATGATCTTAGCCGCACTCTTACCAATACCATTCACCTTCTTGGAACCCTTGGAAAGTTCCTGACCACTCGTCACCTTGTATGGGAGAGCGTGGATCGCATCTCCAATCGTGCGATAGGCATTCCTTTTGTGAGGGTCTTCCTCGAAGGATGCGAGCTTGTCGAAAATGTCCACGAGTTCGTGATTGTATGAGACGAAAAACTCAGAGTCGGACTCGTCGTCGGACTCGTCGTCGGTCTCGTCGTCGGACTCGTCGTCGGTCTCGTCGTCGGACTCTTCAAGAATCTGACCCTCATTCGAAGCAACGGATTCAGAGTCATCAAAGTATTCATCGAGAAACTGGTCAACCTTGGAGGCAATACCCTTCCCAATACCCTTAATCTTGAGGAGAGAGTCACCATTCTGCACCTCAAAGTCGAGAGTGGCGATGGTGTCCGCAGCCGCGTTGTAAGCCGCAGCCTTGTAAAAGTCAGATGTCAGGTCACCAAGTTCCTTCAGGTGCTCGGCAATCTCCTTGTTTAGGGTGTGCGTCTTGGTTCGAGCAGTCGTCTCGTAGAGGGAAGGTTCATTGAGTACGGCTCCAACCCTTTGAATCTCTTCATCAAGAAGCTTCGAATTGAGTTTCTCGAGAGTGGCGACCCGCTCTTCTTCAGACTTTCGGTAGAGTTCCTTGAGCTGTTCATTGCGCTTCTCGAGCTCCTGGATGTATTCGAAGATGGTAGTAGAGTTCATGTTTGTTGTTGGTTGTGTGAATAAGACGTGGCTCTTCTTTACTTAGGTGTTTAAAGATGAAAAGCTTCTTTATATAAATGTTCACAATAAGACCTGTTCTATCAAGACCAAGTGTTCGTGTCAAAGCTAAGGATAATAATTTCATCTCAACTTCAGATGCACCCGGTGAGGGAAATAAGCGGTTTCCATCTATGGACCAAGGTCCAGAGGAACCCAAAAAGAAACCCAACCCCATTAAGAAGTTTCTGATGGACGTATTCAAGATCAAGGAGATTGATCATGAAAAGTTCCGTAGGGAAAACAAATGGGCGATTAAGCCACGGTCTCGACCTCGAGAATAAATTTTTTGTCAAACTTACCTAGACGAATCTTTCCCTCTTCTACGAGGCGCTTGATCTTCATACCCAATTCGTAGTTATGATCAACTTTAGGTACATCGGGTTGATCGGGCATGAACGCAGCCAATGTGGCGATCTTCTGGTTCATCGTCATGTCTTTGTTTTGGAAGAGTTGCTTGATATGCGGGGGGAGACTATTGAAGTCCATTACATTCAGAGGATATTTATTCTTTAAACACTTAAGTTAAACACCAATATGTGTATTTTCAAGTAAATATGACCACTACTATCAAAGCCGACCCGGGATACTATGTGCTCTCCCTCGAGGATCTTGACAACGGTCAAGTTGTCCTCTCCAAGCACCCTGTGATCGCTTTCAAGATCATGCCTTATTATGAAGACTGTAAATTTCTCTCGATTCCAATCACAGTCACGGATCTTCCTCGTGTCCAAAAGGCTACACTTTTGACCCCAGACGACATAGTATATGAAGATCAGCACCATGCATGTGATTTGGAGACCCACCTCGAGTGTCTCAAGGAACGCTATGGAGACCGTCTCGAGTTTCATGTGAGCTTAGTCACATCCACCCCGTAACCCAACTCATTCACCACTGGGTCGTTTCGGTAGTCTAGTTTGTAATACACCTTTTTGATTCCACTACTCGCTAGAGCCTTGTAGCAGTTCAGACACGGATAATGTGTCACGTACGCCACACAATCATCAATGGAGGCACCCCTCTTCGCCGCATCCGTGATTGCGTTAATCTCTGCATGAATCGTAGCCTGTTCGTGTCCATCCCGCACGATGGACTTGTGTTCGCACCCTCCTAGAAATCCATTGTAACCCATACTGATGAGGCGGTTGTTCTTCACGAGGACACATCCCACCTTTAACCTCTCACATGGAGACCTGACGGACGCAAGATCTGCGACGTTTATAAAGTATTCATCCCATGTAATGCGATCAGTCATATCTAATACCTAAGTAAATGTACTATTCACCATATTTTTAAGTTTACAAAACATGTCCATAATTAACGCTCAACCCGGATACTTCACCTTCACTCTCAAGGAGATTGACAGTGGTCAGGTGGTTCTAGCCAAGCACCCCGTCATCGCATTTGAAGTTGTTCCGTATCGCGCTTCGGGACGATACGAGACTCGTCCCATCACAGCCGCTGATCACAATGGATACGACCACAAACAGACCCTATTGACTCCTCAAGGTATGGTCTATGAAGATGGTTCACCCCCTTGTAGTCTTCACACGTACATCGAGGTTCTCAGAGAACGACACGGTGAGCGTCTGTATCTTCATGCGAGTATGAGTTCCACCCCATAGCCTAGCTCCCCAAGAACATTCGGACAAGATGGCGGGTGAATCCGAGAAAAATCAACCCATTGTGGGTAAAATCTTCGCACTAAAGTTTGCACCCGAGCCAGTGAAGAAACCTAGTATATGTAGAATGTTTTAAGTCATTTAGAGACTTTCAATGAATGTTTAATTAAGGATGATTCGGACTACACTAGATTCTTTTATTTCGAGTGATGTATGTCAAGAAATTGAACTTTCGACACTTAAAAAGATGACTGATGAAGAAGCTACCCGTCTAGTAGAAGACGAAAAAATTGAATTAATAACCAGCACAAGCTCAAATACAAGTGGTTATTGGAATGTTAGTAAAAGTGGTAACAAGTTCCGTGTTCAGAAAAATCCATTTTTGGGAATAACAAAAAATGTGAACGGGTTTCGGTCTCATATAGCGACTGCGATCTATATATCTCAAAAAGTGGGAGATCCGATGGTGTGTCGTGCGATTTGTGAAAATTTTCCCGATGATTCTGAATCTCATATACTCAGAAACCTACGTATACCGGCTGGTATCACAAATGGATCCAGTTGTAAAAGTGAATGGCGTCTCAAAAGTAGGAGGCTATTAAGTGGTGCCATAGGTCATACAAAAAATCGAAACATTCTTGGACGGGATCATGCCGAAGTTGAATGGAGTTTAGATGAAAGTCGAAAATTTATGGCGGACGAACTTGAAAAATCGGGATTCGGATGTAAGTATAGTGATTTAAAACTCACCCCCAAAAACGTAAGTATTGAACGACTTGATGAAAGTAAAGGTTATAGTTCCGCTAACTGCGTATTGATAGATATACACTTTCAAACTGGTTTCCGTCAATGGTCGCGTGAAAAGGTTCAAAGTGTACATTACTTGCGAAAGAAGGAAGTTGACATGGATTTTGATACGAACTTTTTTGAAAGGTTAGAAAGGATGGTTCAAAGATGTATCTCCTCTACTAATACAAGAAACGAAAAAGGAAGAAATCATTCACCCAGTGAAATCACTGTAGAAAAAATTATACACGAGTATGTAAAGCAACATGGACGTTGTGAACTATTGACGATTCCTTTGATGTCAAAAGGTGAATGGCAGATGTCTGTTGAAAGATTAGATGAAACTAAAGGTTATATCGATGGTAATTGGGTTCTCACAACGTTGGAAACACAAAATGGACATGCACAATGGACAAAAGAATTTGTAGAAAGTCTGTGGGGACCTTCTTCTCATCTCAACTCCCATTTGTCAGTAAGTGAAGAGTATCTGAGACATAAGTATGACTCACATAAAAATCGAAATGGTCATGCAATTTCTATACGAAATCAAGTCCTATGGACTGAAGAAGAATTAAATGTTGTGAAAGAAGTATACAAGAAGTATTGTAACGAACGCTTCTTAAAAAATGGGATATGGAAAGATATTTTACCTAATCGTACTGCAAAGGCTTGCCAAGAAAAATATCGACTGCACCGACTTCGAGCGCGCGACCCTACCTCAAATCAGCATCAGCAGTGTAGTACGTCTTTCCCTTAGTGGCGAAACTATGAACCCTAGCATACCCCCACGCTTGTGGAGAGGCTCCCGGACGATGCCCGGTTCTCCACGCAGCGAGTCCCCTATTGTACACGGTCTTGAGGGTCTTCAAAGGCACGCCAGTAGCCTTAGCAATTTCAGGGAGAGATTTGACTCCTGGGTACATCTTTCTAAACTTTTGCGTGTAGGAAGAAGTCTTTGTTTTCTGTCCCTTGTCCGTCTTGAAATCTTTGTAGTCTCGCTTGAGCATCTTCTTATAGCGGGTCTCGACCTCCTTGAGGGTGGTGAGTCCCCTGAAATATTTAAGGGGTGCGTAGATCCGTCCCTCCTTTTTACGCAGTTCCCCAACCTTCTTGGTAATCTGAGCATCTGTGAGGGTCATCTTACTTTTTCCGGAGATAATTTATATAGGTTTAAGTAGATTAGAGTTTTAAGTGAAATATATATTAAGATGGATAAACTTGTAAAATTGGTGGAACAATTAAGACGTGATGTCCGTAAATTGACGACGATTTTAACCGGAGATCAGGTCATCCCTNGTATGAAATCTAAAGGATCTATGTGTTCGGCGAACGGTAAACATTATGAAAACACATGCTATGAAAATATAAAACACAGCCCTAAAATTACGGGACAAGGTGGTGGATCTTCACATAAACCTGATATATACACACAAAATGGACACATCGAGTGCAAACCAGAAAATTCACCAGATTGGGGACAATGTATCCTCAAATGGGAAGATGAACGATGGGTACCGACAAATATACTTTTCCAAAAATACATGGATCAAGTTAAATTTAAACCACCACCATTTCTATCCAATAAGATTACATACTCCGAATGGATTAAGATTAAACATGATTATAACGACGAGTATTTAGATGTAGGTGAGCGAGAAATTCAGGATTTCTATAAGAATAAGGGTTGTGCGTACATACAGATAAAAGGGCGCGGATTGTATCATTTAGGAGAAGATCCACTCGAGTGGGGGGTCCCAGAATTTATCGTAAAGCAGAGGATGCGCATAAGAGTGAAGGTACATTCCAGGTCTGATTCAAACTTATCCGTGACGGCTGCTTTTCAACCTTTGGATATTAAAACACTCGAGCCGAGTGAGTACTCCCTAGATGATAGCACACGGCTACCACCTAACCTATGATGACGAGTTCGGATGATTTTTTACTCGCATTCATTCCATAGGACCATTTTACTTCACGGATTTCGTAATTTTTATACAAATCCCTGATGTGATCACAATTGTTATACGTCAGTATCCAGTTTTTTCTTTTGTTTAAAACCTGGAAAAGTTTTTCATGATCAAAACTTTCATGCATGTCTCCATTGTTTCCATACAATTTTGAATTTTCACCAAGGTAATACGGTGGATCTAAAAATATGAGACCCTCCTTATCCTTCAGAAATTCTTCAAAGTCCGTGTTATGAAATTCTATCATGGATAGGTCTAGGTCTTCGATGCGTTTAATCGATGACTCGGTGAATCTTTTTTTAGAAGATTCAGTTGAAAAACCACCCGAAAGAGTGGAGCCACTAAATGAGCACCTGTTTATGACAAAATATTGATGTCCTTGTAAAAACTCGTCGGATTCTTCCATTATCGTGTCTCTCATCATACTGAACATAGATTTCGATACGATATTAAGAAGTTTTCGGAGCTCACTACACAGTTCAACCTTACGTGTCTGAACAGACTTCCAAAATGATATGAGGGGTTTAAACTTATCATTCACTATCAATTTTGAACTGTATTTGGTGTGAAGGAAAAACTCAAAAGACCCCCCACCAAAAAAGGGTGATATTACAGTGGATGTATCGAAACCCTTTTCCTGAATGATATCGTCTAAAATGGAACACGCTCTTGTTTTTCCACCTGGATACCTGAGCGGTGATTTCATAATGTAAAATGCATAATACCTTTTAATTACGTTTGTCGAGGTATTTTACAGCCGCACCTATACTAGAATACACACACTTACCAAACCGAACGCGCCCTGTGTTAGGGTTATAGTACCCCTTGTGACCATTGAAAAAAGCGCTGTGTATCTCACCCATTTAAAAAAATGCAACATTATTTTAATATATCAGGATGGGTCTCTCGATCATCATGGGGAATATGTTTTCTGGTAAAACATCCGAACTTATTCGACGACTCAAAAGACTCCGAGTTCTAGAAAAGAGAATCTTGGTTGTCAACTCATCCAAAGATACGCGGTCTCCTGATGAAGTTCTTAGGACACATGATAATGTCAAGTTTAATTGTTACAAAGTTCACGATCTATATGAACTCCTGGATAAACCGGATTTTGAATATTCAGAGATTGTCGCCATAGATGAGGCACAGTTTTACCCAAACTTGAAAAAATTCGTGGAGATGTGCCTGGAAATGGGGAAGGATGTCATCTTAGCGGGTCTCGATGGTGACGCGTTTCAAAGGAAATGGGGTGAACTTCTCGATTGTATCCCAATTGCGTCTGAAGTCACAAAGTTATCAGCGTTGTGCAAATATTGTAGACACGAAACCCCTGGTCCGTTCACAAAGAGGATTGTCGAAGACAAAAAACTTGAACTTATCGGTGGAAGTGATATGTACGTCGCAGTGTGCAGGAAACATTTATAATTTGAAGATCTTATCAGATATATTTCGCGCACCTCTCCTGAACCAACCTAACATAGACACAGAATCGTCTTCGTATAAAGGAATAATCAGAGAAATTCGAATACACCCATCATTCTGTCTGGACACTGAATGCTTTACTTCACTCCCATTGTACACGACACCTTTGCCTGCGCGACTCTCGTCAACCCTGATCATCCTGTATCGATCCTTTGTCATGAGATGGGATGTATTACATTCACTAATGTACACATTGCATACGTATGTCTTTCGTAACCCGTTCGTGAAGTTGTTGTCGAAATGCCAGTCGATGTAATGACCTTTCTGATTATACAGACGCAAAAACCAACAGTACTGCTCCCTTTCACAGTTGGCTGGTTTCAATCCGTCAACGTTTAATTTTGAGACATACTCCTCTATGATATTATACACTTGTGGTAACTTCTCTTTCACTGTACTTCTCACAAGTTTATAACCCTCGACTGGACCAGCACTTGTTTTATTACCATGTTCCTGTATGAGTTTAATAATATCATTCACATATGGATTCAAGTTATTAGAAATTGTAGAACAATCGACATGTTCAATTTTTCCACTCTGAGCTGGCTTAAGATATCCATTCCATAAATTCAATATGAATGGTATCAGAATTATGAACACTATAATTAATAATGTTTTAATCTTCATACAGTAGAATGTTATTTTTTTAAATCTAGAATCTATTGACATCGATGATGAGAACAACTCTTTTATCGTTTCCAGTCTTAATGACTTCATGATATCTTGAGTGATCAAATAGAAAATCCTCACCTTCACGATGTACATGTGGTCCATTCTCTGTATACAAGGTACAGTCGCCATCACCAATTATCGTTATGTGGTATCTCAGTAAGTGATTGGTTTCAGCCCTATGGGGTGGTATAGTCATAGGACCCTCCATAACAGCGAATGCACATGTCCATTTATAAATACTGGGTATCTGGTCGATTAAACTTTTCAGTAAGGGGAAATCTTCACCCTTGTAATAGTAATATTTTTCATTCTTTTCAAACCATGGATCCAAATCATGATAATAGTGTTTATCGATTTTTTTTGAAACCTCTTCAAATTCTTTTTGTAATTTTTTGAAGTGTGTTTTCACCAACCATAATCCTTTGAAGTTCCAGGTGGAATAGTCTCTCGAATATAGTAACACATCGATGAATGTGTTTCTTATTCCGATCATCGGACGTTTCCAGTTACTGAAATATAATTTATCAATCGGTGCTTTCATGTAATCATGTATAACCATCACTACAGGAATCAACAACAGATTCCACATTATTTTCTCCATACATAATAAATGCCAGGTTATACCCCAAAAACTTCGGGTTATGCTCCCGCTCCCACCACAGAGACTAAGGATCTCAAGGAACGTTTTTCCATGTCCGCCATCCCCCAACTCACTATCATACAGATGATCCTCGCTGCGGTGATTATCTTTTATGCGTACACCGCGCGAAAGGTTAAGGGGGTTGTCGTTGGAACCCTCGCTCTGTCTATCGGTCTCCTCCACATGTACGACCACCTTTACCGTGTCCAGCGTGGTCCCGAGAAGCTCTTCTTCCTTCCAGGTGAGGAAAAGAAGGAGGGTTATTGCGCCACCGGTGCCTGTGGTATGTAAATTATATTTGTGAATATTAAGTATGCGCGCCAAGATCGTTCGCAGCCCTGATCCGAAAAAGAAGTTCAGGGCAATACTAGAAGACGGTAAAACTGTTGATTTTGGTGCAAGAGGGTACTCAGACTACACCAAACACAAGACACCCTCACGAATGCGATCGTACGTACTCAGACATGGTGGTCAGATATCTAAACGAATCATAGCGGAGAGAGATCCCAGAAAGATTCAGAACATGATGCTAAGTGTTGATAGGAGTGATAAGGAAAATTGGAAAATGAGTGGTATCAACGGGGCTGGTTTTTGGTCACGTTGGTATCTCTGGAGTTTTCCCGATGTGAATGATGTTAAATCATTCATGAAGAAACGGTTTGGTTTAGTTCTCGTTTGAGGGCTTCAAATTTATTAAAAAATTTAATCATCGTCTCAAGGCGTTCGTAGAGTTCATTACCCAAATAGTTCTCTACGAATTCTTCTGTAAACTCATTGGTGTTTGCATAATCTTTTATTATTTCATATGCGTCACCCATATTAGTCCCATCCCACTCTTCTAAAACTCTCTTCACGTCCTCAAGCTGCATTATTCATTTGAACGCCATTTTTTTAAGCGTTGTTGGGCATCTGCTGGCGAGCCTTCTCAATCGCGTTGGTCGCCAACTTAACCGCAAGCTCACGGAGCTTCTTCGCGTTGTTGTTCAGGTTGTTCGCGGGCTTGTTGCCGTTGTTGTTAGGCTTCGCGTTGTTGTTGGGCTTCGCGTTGTTGGCGGGCTTGTTCGCGTTGTTGGCGGGCTTGTTCGCGTTGTTGGCGGGCTTCGCGTTGTTCGCGGGCTTCGCGTTGTTCGCGGGCTTGTTCGCATTGTTCGCGGGCTTGTTCGCGTTGTTGGCGGGCTTCGCGTTGTTGGCGGGCTTGTTCGCGTTGTTGG